AAGCTTATCAATCTGTTTTTTTATATCGCTCGCGAATTTTTCTGTGTCTTCTTTTAAGCTATTAAAATTCGCCTTCATATTAGCAACTTGAATTTCACACTCTCTTTGGGTTATAAGCTCTTTATCTACGGACAAGTCTACGTCTCCCATAACGGCGCGTCGTAAATTATTTCTATTGTAATCAAAGAAGCCCCGCTCTCGGTATTATGCTTTTCGATTACCATTTCGTTACTATCTACAGCTAAAGAAACATCAACAGCCTGCCCACCGAATTTAGAACTATCGCAAACCTCAACCACTTTTAAGATATCTGCTATGCCGTTCCTTACATCTTTAGCCGTGCTTCCGTAATAAGCAATTTGCACCTTTAAAACCCATCTAAAAGAGCCAATCGGTCTTACGGGGTCAATCTTTGCTAAGCTATCATTATAGACAATTGCTGGTAACTCTTTTGCAGTTATCGGATAGCTTCGCCAATCAAATACATTTTTGCCCGCGTCTGTATTAAAACCATTCGAAACTAATATTTGCCTTAAATTGGTATCTAAAAAATCAATGATAGTTTGTCTTTTCATAACTCGCTCAGAGATAGGCTTACGAGCCCAATCCCTTCGTTGTTAAACTCTATTACACTGTAGCTTTTTGCTCCAACAACTAAAACATCGCCCACTTTTACATTAGCAACATCTCCGAACTTCATTGTTGCCGTCAAAATATAGGTTGCGACGCCCGCTTCCCCGCCCAGCTTATCGGTTATAAAATACTTTTTAGAGAGGACTACTTTAACAGGGGTATTATTTAGTATTCCATCTATTGCAAAATCGCTAATAAATATATCGCTGTCAGGAAACGGGGTAAATAACTCTGTATCGGGCATTATTTTTTACCTTTTACCTCTTGCTCAACTTCTTCGATTATCTCTTGTGCTTCTTTCTCAATATACTTTATGGCCCGCCCAAGTTTTATTAGAGCCTTTGCCTCTTCGTCGCTTAATTCGCTTATTGTTCCTTGAAAAAGGCTTCTGCCTTCAGCTATCGTATCTTGCAAAATTCTAACCTTCATTTTACCACCTCAAAAAAAGAGGGTTGCCCCTCTTATGCTATTATATCATTGATTACTGCAAAGGACTGTGGGTGCCTTATCTGAATATCTAAATCCTGCAATAATCTTATCTTTATACTACCACTTGCACCCGCCGTGTATGGGTCAACTAATACATCTATTGCGCCCCATTGTCCGATTATTAAGTCATTCCAATTGCCAAAAATTAAAGCGGATAGATTAGTTCCCGTGCCTTTAGTCAAGTTAAATGGGACTTGGTTACTCATTCCACAAGCTAAACCTTCAAGGGTTGTCATTCCCGTCCTATCTGGTAAATTATCTAACAAGAAAATAGGATAGGTAGAGCTAGCTACTTTAGGGGTTACTTTCATATTAGCGATTACTCTTGAGTTAGTTAGCCAACCCAAAGCCCCCAAATCTGCGTTAGCATTTGCCACAGAGGCCCAAAGAGCAATAATATTATTATACGTAATCTGCCCGCCATTCGTTCCAATAGGGACAACTCCAATTCCAGAGTAATTCAAAATACCTTTAGGCTGGCCCGTTCCCGTTCCATTCAAACAAGTATTATCTATTGCTAAAGCCATTATTGTGGCTAAGTCAGACCTTACAAAAGCTTCTACGTCAATCGAGGACTGCAAAAGCAACTTTCTTGTTATCTGAGTCATCGCTCCAATAGTTTTTGGAGTCATTGCAATTTGGTCAAAAGTTTGGTCGCTTTCATTTACGCTCGCCTCTTCAGCAAGCCAATATGCCAAAGCTCCGCCCGTTTGTCTTGGTATTGCGATATCGCCAATCAAACCGCTTAGGGTTCTTGCGCCCATTCTGTTAACCATCATTCTATTACGCAAAAGGTCAATAAATTCAGAGGTCAATAATTCAGTTGCTATTACATTAGAGCCCGTTCCGACTGTTTTTCCCAAATCCCTTTGGAGTGGTGTAGTCATTACATCATTTGGGATATAGAAACCTTCTGCCCTTTTATTTAGTTTTTTTGCTACCGCCTCGCTTGCTTCTTTTTCAAATCCTGCCTTACTCCAATCATTATCGACAGAGGCCCTTATTGCTCTTACGATAGAAAAGCTTCTTGCCTCTTTCTCAGTCAATCCAATATTAGGGTTAACATCTTCGATTTTTCTTGCCTTGTATTTGGTCTCAAGGACAATGCCCATAAACTCGCCCGCGCTCGTGCCCGCTTGGATAGATTTTTTAGCTAAATCTAAGCAATCGTGCTCCGTTCCAATGGCTAATATCTCAGAAACTCTTTTTTGCTCTGCCTCTATAGCCTGTTTTCTAATTTCGTTCTCATTTACTTCTACTTTTACATTGTCTTTTTCTTGCATTTCGACCCCCTTGTCTTTTTTTCTTAAATCTATAATTCTTGTTTCTATTTCTTCACTTCGCCCAATTCCAACCGTTGTGTCGGCGGGTATAGACACCATCGAGACTTCCAACGGTTGCCAATCTGTTGCACGATAATAATCTGTGTTTTGGTCTTGCTTTTCTAAAACCATTTGATTAATTCTATAGCCCACGCTAACATTTTTGCGTATCCCATCAATTACATCTTGCAAGACCTCCTGTGCTAATGGATTTTTTGAAAATCGTGCCGTCGTATAACCCCTTTTTACGGAGCCATCAACCCAAGTTTTTTCGAGGACTCCAATTTGCTTTGTTGGGTCGTGGTCTAAAAGGAGTGGTGCTCCGTCCATTCGAGACAAATCAACCGAACCTGGACTGTGGTCCAATGTCTCCATTCCAAACCATCTTTCAACAGGCTCTTCGGAGCTGAAAGGAAAGGTAACCGTTCTTTGCTCTTGGTTGATATCAGCCTGCCTTATCGAAAAATTCCTTGCTTGAATAGTTAATTTAAGAGTTTTTTCGTTTTTATCTATCATACCTAAAAGCTCGTCGGTTACTTTTACTATGTTATCATATCCTTGTTGCGACGCTCTTTGCTTCCCTGCTATCACACCGCTTCTAAAAACTTTGCCATCTTTGCCAAAAGGGAACTTATACCTGTCTTTGGTCTTTTCGCTTGCCTCCGTATCTATTGCTAAAAACCATTTTTCATATTCGCTCCAATTATCATCGCCCAAAATCTTATTGCCATCTGAAGCGTCAAATCCCCAAGAGCTTGTTTTGTCCACTTTACCTGCCTTAATTAGGCTTTTTGCGTGGCTAACGCCTTTAGTATTTACTTCTATCGCCATTATTTGCCCCCTTAATTTCCGTATTCATTATTAGGCTCTTGAGTTTTATCTGTTCCTGCTTCACCATTTATGCCCCCTTGCGCCTCTTGATTCATAGGCGGTGGTGTTATTTTTTTACTCGTTAAAAGGCTCAAGTCTATGCCGTATTTTTCAGCAAGAGCCTTTTCTTCTGCCATTTGAATTAATAAATCTTCGAAATCTATTCCCTGCTCAGCTAGAATTTGGGTTCTGGTGGTTAGCCCGTTGTCCATTTCTAAAACCTTGCCCTGCGCGTCTTTCAAGGGGTCAACCCAACCCCAACGCCTCGCCTGCCACTTTATACTGGTAAACCTTTTAATATCCGTATATGGTATGCTTACTTGGTTAGATAAAATAGCAAAAGGCAACCATTCGTTATAAACTCTATCTAAAAAATTACTTATAAACCATTCTTGTATATCTTTCCAAAATTCCCTTACTTCCAATTCAGAGGCTCTCAAAGACGAGTAATTTACGCTTTCATAGTCGTTTGCTATTGTGTTATATGCTCCGCCTATTCCCGACGAAATACCTCTCAATAAAGCTTTGTTAAAATTCTCAAATTGGGTGTTTGGACTACTTGGGTTAAAAGGTTTAAAGTCAACGCCTGGAGGTAATTTCTCTAATATTCCAGGCTCCACTTCCGATATTATTTCGCCATCTTCTTCTTTATCGCCCGTATACTCCGCGCCCTCTAAACTCTGAGTAAAAAAGCCCATTTTTGCCGAACCAATTCTTGCACCGACAAGCTCCGCCTCTTCGTATGCTCCAAGCATTCTTAATTTTATAATTGCCGACACAAACCACGGTATGCCTCTGGTCTGGGTAGGCCTTTCTCGCATAAATAAGTGTATCATTTCTTCTGCTGGCACTCTTATATGTTTAACTCCTTGCGTGTTTAAATCATACGGGTATCGATTAAACAACCAATAAGCAACAGGCTTTCCATAACCATCTTTTTCAACGCCCATTACGATTGAGTTCCCGTTTGGCAAATCTTCGTAGAGTTTTTCGTCCAACAAATCGCTCTCTAAAATCTGTAACCCAAAATTATACGGGTTATCATATCCCTTAACTATTCTTATCAAAACCTCGCCGTCAACAGCAACCCTTCGCATTGCCAACTTGCAAATATCTCTAAAATTAGAGCCGTCAACGCCCGCTATCTTGCCCCATTGTATCCAAGCTTGCTCGACTTCGGTATTTTTATCTGAGTCAGGCAAATTCTTATATTTAGTTTTAGCTTGGCACTGGAGTTTAACTCCATTGTGGCCTATTATATTTTGCTCAAC